CGCTAATCTGGTCACTGCTGTTGTATATCCCGCGCTTGAGCCTCATACTGGTAGGTTGCGCGTTAATGGCACTCCCGTACATTATGATTCCTTTATTAACAATCTTATTAACAATTATGCAAAAGCTACAAAAAGTGGTGAGAACTTTTCTTGGCGTGTCATCACCTACAAAGCGATACTCCCTGATGGCACACCATTATGGCCATCATTCTTCTCGAAAGAAAAATTAGAAGAAAAGAAAAAGTTCTATTACGATAGTGGGCAATCCCAGAAGTTCTATCAAGAATATATGATGGAAGTTCAATCTGAAGAAGATTCAGTTTGGAATAGAAAACATATTAAACATTGGGAAGGTTATTATGAAAATGAAGATAGTGTTAACTATATTCATGTGGATGGTAATAAGTTGCCTTGCAATACTTTTGTTGGATGCGACCCTGCAACTGATATTAATACAAAGACTTCTGACTTTTCTGTTATCATGGCTATTGCTATTGACCCAAATAATAACCTCTATGTTTTAGAGTATGAAAGACATAGAAGTATTCCGACTATAGGTTCAAGGGGAACTGATAATGATATTATTGGTAAAAAAGGAGTAGTAGATTATATTATTGATTTACACGAAAAATATAATTGTACATCCAGTACAGTTGAAGATGTTGCTATGAATAGGTCTATCTTTCAAGCCTTAAATGAAAGAAGAAGATTAGAAAATAAATACAATATTGGTGTAATTCCAGAGAAACCTGGTGGATTAAATAAAAGAAATAGAATATATAGCGGTTTAAGTGGTAGATTTAGTACTGGAAATGTATATTTAAAGGATAATATGTTTGATTTAATTAACGAAATCATTACATTCGGCCCTAAAATGGCCCATGATGATACGATTGAGACACTTTATTATGCACAATTACATGCATTTCCGCCAAATATGAGGCAAAATGAGAATAAAAAAGGTTGGTATAAACCTAAAAGAAAAGCAAAGAGCTGGGTAGTAGCGTAATGCCACAATCAATATTATATAAAAAAAGAAAAACACTTCTATCTCCACAGAATCTCAGATTAAATAGACCTATAGGTCAAGAATCTTTATATGGAAAAATGTTTTCAGCTGGTGTTAATATTGCAGATACTTTATCTGGTTCAGAACCTTCTTCAATTTGGGAAAACTATATGTCCCAAGCATCTCAAGCGGAAAAACAATTTAGAAGGCAACCTTTACCTACGGCTGGTGCATTATTAATGTATGAAGCTGCAAAACGTAAAAATATTGGATTAAGTAGTTCTGGAGTTAATTTCCAAACAAGATATGGTAAAATGAGTTTAGGTAAAATGGAAGGTGGAGGAGTTCAAATGAAATTTGATTTAGATAAAAGTATTCTTGGTAAATTAGAAAAAAGGTTAATGAAATAATGGCTAAAAGAGGAAGAAAAAATAAAGCCCATATTAATAAACAATTATGGGATAGAGCAAATAGTACAGATAGGTCTAAATGGCGTAGTAAAAGTCAGAAAGGATATGATTTTTATCTTGATGAACAACTTACTATGGATGAGGAAAAAAATCTAGAAGAATCTGGAATGCCCTCATTTACAATTAATAGGATTTTACCTATTATTGAAATTATGAAATATTTTGTAACTGCTAATAGCCCTAGATGGAAAGCTGTAGGTGCAACAGGGGATGATACAGATGTTGCCCAAGTACATTCTGATATTTCTGATTATTGTTGGCATCTATCTAATGGTAATTCAATTTATGGACAAGTTGTTCTTGATAGTCTTGTCAAGGGAGTTGGATATTTTTTAGTAGATGTAGATAGAGATGCAGACCATGGAAAAGGTGAAGTTGTATTTAAAAGAATTGACCCTTATGATGTATTTGTAGACCCAGCAAGTAGGGATTTCTTATTTAGAGATGCTGGGTTTATTATGATTAAGAAGAATTGTTCTAAAACTCAATTAAAGAATTTATTCCCTCAACATGCAGCTAAAATAAATAAAATTACTGCACATTCAGAATATTCATCTACTTTTACACAAAGAGATTTAGAATCTTCTAAAGTAATTCAACCTGAAGATGTAAGTAGTACTTATACTCCAGAAGCAGAAGAAGACCAAATCATACCTTACTATGAAAACTATAGTAAAGTAAAAGTGCCTTTTGTAAATGCTTTTATTAGAATACCTCTTACAGAAGAACAAGAACAACAATTACAACAATCTGTTGATGTTCAATTGCAAGAATTTTCAGCAGAAATGGAAGTACAATTACAAGAAAAAGTACTATCTATTCAGCAATCTTTAGAAGCTGGTGAAATTATTCCAGAAAGAGCAGAACTAGAAACTCAAAAAGCTCAACAAGAAATGCAAATGGCAATTGAGCAAAAACAACAAGAATTAATGTCTCAAGCTCAAGAAGAAATGACAAGAGTAGAACAAGTTGTAATGAGAAAAGAAGAATTTGATAATATGATGAAAACTGAACAGTTTGAAAAATCAGTTGTAGATTTTGTCAACTTCTTTGAAACAAGAATTAAATTAGTATGTAGTGTTGGTGATGATGTATTTTTATATGAATATGAATTACCAATTACTGAATACCCAATAGTACCAATACCTTATCTATATAGTGGAACTCCATATCCGATGTCAGCAGTAATGCCTTTAGTTGGTAAACAACAAGAAATTAATAAAGCGCATCAGATTATGGTTCACAATGCAAATTTAGCATCTAATTTAAGATGGTTGTATGAAGAAGGTTCGGTTGATGAAGAACAATGGGAACAATATTCATCTTCGCCAGGTGCTTTGTTAAAATACAGACAAGGATTCCAACCTCCTACTCCAGTATTACCAGCACCAATTAATAATGCATTTTATACGATTACCCAAGAAGGTAAAGCAGATGCAGAATATATTTCTGGTGTTCCTTCAGCTATGATGGGATTCACCCAACAACAATCTGAAACTTATAGAGGATTACTTGCAAATGATGAATTTGGTACAAGAAGATTAAAATCATGGATGAGTACTGTTGTAGAACCTTGCTTAGAACAATTAGGTAAATGTTTTCAAATGGTAGCACAAAAACATTATACTATTGATAAAGTATTTAGAATTGTTCAACCTGAAGCAGGTCAAGAAGCGCAAGAGGATAAAGAAGTAAGAGTAAATATTCCAATCTTTAATGATTATGGAGCAGCGATTGGTAAATGGATGGATTATGAAACTTCTAAATTTGATGTAAGGATTGTAGCAGGAGCTACATTACCTCTTAATAGATGGGCTTTACTTGAAGAATACTTTAGATGGTTCCAAGCAGGATTAATTGATGATATTGCTATGATAGCTGAAACAGATATAAGAAATAAAAAGCAATTAGTAGAGAGAAAAAGTTTATACTCTCAATTGCAATCTCAATTACAATCTATGGAAGAAGCTATGAAAGATAAAGAAGGTACAATTGAAACATTATCTAGACAATTAGTACAAGCTGGTATAAAACAAAAAGTAAATGAAGCTGGTAATGAAATAAGAAAAGAAGTAGTAAATACAGAAGGTCAGCAGAAATTACTTAGACAAATGATGCAAGGAGAAGTTGCGATGGCTAAAAAAGACCTTGCAAGAGAAGTAAAAACAGCTGTAAAAGAAGCTAAAATGGATGCAAAAAAAGACTTTGATAACAACAAAGAAGAATAATAAGTTAAACAATGTAAAAAGGATATATAATGAGTGAAAATGCACAATTAGGTAACGCTCCAGAAGAAGGAGCCCCCGAAAGTCAAGGTATGAGTTCTGAAGGGTTTTTCGAGGCCCTAGATACTCAAGTAAACGGTGGTATCATAGATACCCCGCCTTCATCTGAGCAGTCAACCTCTCAAGAGTTGCAAGACGCTGGTCAACAGTTTCTTGAAGAACAACAAGCAAAAGAGAGCCCTGCTGAAGGTCAGGCGGATATTGAAAATCTGCAAAAGAGGTATTCGGATTCAAGTCGTGAAGCTAAACGATTAAGTAGTCAGCTAAACGAACTTCAACCCTATATGCCTATCCTCGATGCGATGAGAGAAGACCCCAATCTGATTTCTCATGTGAGAAATTATTTTGAGGGTGGAGGTCAAGCACCAGTTAGTATGAAAGAAAGATTACAATTGGATGAAGATTTTGTGTTTGACCCAGACGAAGCGATGTCGAAACCCGATTCGGATTCTGCTAAAGTTTTAGCAGCTACAATTGATGGAGTGGTTCAGAAGCGACTTAGTGATACATTGACAAAGCAAAAAAGTGAAAATCAGAGACTTACAAAAGAATCTGAATTTCGTAGCAAGTTCAATTTATCAGAGGAACAATGGACAGATTTTGTTAATTTTGCAAAAGGTAAAACTTTACAGTTAGATGATATATATTATCTAATGAATAGGGGACAACGAGAAAAGCAGATGGCACAGAACGCTAATCAAGAGGTTACAAGCCAAATGAAGAAAGTTCAAGAAAGACCGCAATCCCTTGCTTCTACGGGCAGTGCTCAAGAGCCGCAAAAATCTCCAGAAGATTCAGTCTTTGAAGAAATACTTGGTATTGACAAAACACTAGAAAGTGTATTAGGCTAAAAAGCTTAATACTTAATTAAGTCAATAACGGTAGTCTAGAAAAGACTACAAGGAGAAGGACACATGGCCGATTTATTCGGAGTATCAGATGTTTCTAGTTTGACTGAGAGTGGTTCAGCTATAGCGGGTTCAGCGCTTAGCACAGGTGACCTGAGGCGGAAGTATAACTTCGGTGACAGGGTATCTGAGTTAGCTATTGCACAAGACCCGTTTTTTAGATTCTTATCTAAAGTTTCTAAAAAGCCAACTGACGACCATCAGTTCAAATTTACGGAACGACGTCCCTCTTACCACAAGCGATATGCGTATGTTACAAAACATGGTACATCTGTAGCTAATTTAGCTCAGAGTGATTCAACTGTGACAGCGACTAATATTCAACAAGGTGATACATATTACTTTCAGTTTATGAGTGATTATAAATCAGCTGGTAAT